AATATTCTTTGTCGATACGACTTGTTCGTATAACTCACTCAGCGAGTTAGGATTAGAATCTACGATTCTCACCTTAGAACCTTCGGTTCTGAGAGCAAGTCCTCGACCGAGAATATTAATTGAATCATTCTGATTCTTAATCTTTGATTATCTATAAAAATTGATAAAAAAATTTATTATTTAAAGATAAAATTAATAAATTTTTACAAATGCCAAAGAAGAAAAATGAAAAAACAATTGAACAAATTTATCAAAAAATGTCTCAAAAAGAGCATATTAAAAAGAGACCAGATACATATGTTGGAGATATTAAACCTCAAAAATTAGATATGTGGATACCAAATAAAGATAATACTAAAATGCTACAAAAAACAGTAAAGTATGTACCTGGTATGTACAAGGTTATAGATGAAATTATCACAAATGCTGGGGATAGACTTACAGAAGATAAAAAATGCGATACAGTAAAAATTAGTTATAGTCTTAATGAAGATAAAACTAAATTAGAAATATCAGTTTTTAATAATGGTAAAGGTATCCCAATTGTAGAACATAATGAATATAAAATATATGTTCCTACACTAGTATTCGGAAGATTACTTTCATCTTCTAATTTTAATGACGATGAAGAAAGAAAAGCAGGAGGTAGAAATGGTTATGGAGCTAAGTTAGCTAATATATTTTCTACAGATTTTACAATTGAAACTGTTGATGATGTTAATAAAAAAAAATTAATACAAAGTTGGCATCAAAATATGGATATAGAAGATCCACCAAAAGTAACTTCTTGTAAAAAAGGAAAATCTTATACACAAGTAACATTTTGTATTGACATTAATATGTTCAATATTAAAAAAGTCTCAAATGATATGTTAAAGATGATTGATAAAAGAGCATTTGATTTAGCAGCTACAGTTGGGAGTAATAAAAAAATTTATTTGAATGATAAAAGAATTCCTATTAATAATTTTAAAAAATATGTTGAAATGTTTATGGATAATGAATCAAAACTAGTCTTTGATAATTTTGGAAATGATTGGTCAGTTGGTGTCTCATATAAACCAGATCAAGGATTCCAACAAGTCTCCTATGTTAATGGTATCGCAACATTTAAAGGTGGTAATCATGTTAAACATGTTGAAGATGCAATTATTAAAAGTCTTGTTGCTATTATGAAAAAAAAAAGTAAAGATGTCAAAATTAAAGCATCTCATTTAAAAGAACATTTATCTTTCTTTGTTAATTGTATGGTAGTTAACCCTGCTTTTACAAGTCAAACAAAAGAAGAATTAAAAACTCTACCAGAAGAATTCGGTACAGTATGTAATATTTCAGATGCATTTATTAAAAAAATACAAAAAACTGGTTTAACAGATCGAGTTTTACAATATGTAAAAATTAAGGAATCTACATTTCTTAAAAAATCCGATGGTAAAAAAACTCAATCAGTTAGAGGTATTGATAAATTAACCGATGCGTCATGGGCAGGACACAAAACAAAATCAAAACAATGTATACTTATTCTTACAGAAGGAGATTCTGCAAAAGGATTAGCTATGGCAGGTAGAGAAAAAGTTGGTAATAATGTAGTTGGAGTTTTCCCGTTAAAAGGTAAACTACTTAATGTTCGTGATGCAGCACCTAAAAAACTTGCAGATAATGAAGAGATTAAAAATATTAAAAAAATATTAGGATTAAAACAAGGTGAAGAATATAAAAGTCTTGATCAATTAAGATACGGAAGAATTATGATTTTTACAGATCAAGATAATGATGGATTCCATATTAAAGGCTTGGTTATGAACTTTATTGCATACTATTGGCCATCACTTGTTGATTTAGGTTTCCTTACATTTTTACCTACTCATATTATCAGAGCTACAAAAGGTAATCAAATTAAAGATTTTATGACAATTAGTAATTATGAAAAATGGAAAGAAGAAAATGATTCTAAAGGATGGCATATCAAATATTATAAAGGGCTCGGTACTTCTACAAGAAAAGATGCAAAAGAATATTTTACAAACCTATATGATAAATTAATCACATATACCTGGCAAGGACAATTACTATCAGAAGACTCTGATTCTGATTATATTGAGGTTTATTCATCAGCAGAACAAAAAGACAATACAGATCTTAAAACTAAATGTAAAAAAGCATTAGATTTAGCTTTTGAAAAATCCTTAGCTGATAAAAGAAAAGAATGGCTTAGTACTAATATATCTGATAAAGATATCATTCAATATGATAAACCTGAAATTAATATTCACGATTTTGTACATGGTGAACTTAAACTCTTCTCACTTGATGATAATCAAAGATCTATACCAGCTAGTATTGATGGTTTGAAACCAAGTCTCAGAAAAATTTTATATGCATGTCTGAAGAAAAAATGTGACTCCAAAAGGAATGAAATTAAAGTAGCACAATTAAGCGGATATGTTTCTGAACATACTGCATACCATCACGGTGAAGCATCATTACAAGGTGCTATTATTGGTATGGCTCAAGATTATGTTGGAAAAAATAATATTAATCTACTATTTCCTAACGGAAGTTTTGGAACACGATTGGAAGGAGGTAAAGATGCAGCATCACCACGTTATATATTTACATATCTATCATCTATTACAAAATATCTTTTTAGAGATGAAGATATACCTGTTCTTAAATATTTAGATGATGATGGACAAAAAATAGAACCTGAATTTTATTATCCAATCATCCCTACAGTTCTAGTTAATGGTGGTGATGGTATTGGTACAGGATGGTCATGTGAAGTACCTAAATATAATATTGATGATATCATTGAAAATATTAAAAATCTATTAAACAATAAAAAATTAAAATCATTGAAACCATGGTATCGTAACTTTACAGGAACCATTAAAAAAGATCCAAATAAAGATAATTCTTATGAAATATATGGAAAATATAAAAAAATAAATGATACTACATTAGAAATTACAGAATTACCTATCGGTAAATGGACTCTTAAATATAAAACTTTTTTAGATTCTATTATTGATATTAAAGAAAATAAAACAAAACTAATCAAGTCTTATGATAATTATAGTTCTGATATAAAAGTACATTTTATTTTACATTTTACTGAAGATAAATTGAATAAACTCATGAATAAAGAAAATATTTATAATGAACTCAAATTAATATCCAAAGTAAAAACAAGTAATATGCATCTTATTAATAATCAAGGTGTTGTACAAAAATATAAAAGTCCTAATGATATTATAAAATCATTCTACAATAATAGAATGAAAAAATATGAAGAACGAAAAAATTATTGGTGTGGAAAATATAAAAATGATCTAGATATACTCAAATATAAAAGAAGATATATTCAATTTAATATTGATAAAAAAATTAAGGTTTTCGGAAGGAAAAAAGATGAAGTTATTTCTAGAATTGAAAAATTAAAGTTTCCAAGATTAACTACATCATATCCTTCTTCAGATAAAGATAAATCTTATGATTATATTATTAAATTATATCACTTTGATTTTACTAAAGAAAAAATTGAAGAACTTGATAAACTTATTAAAAATAAACAAAAAGAATTAAATACATTACTTACCACCTCAGAAAAAGATATGTGGCTCAAAGAATTAGATGAACTTCAAGAACACTATCAAAAATGGGATCAAGAGACAAAACCTATTGATGATGTTGTTAGTAAGACTAAGAAAAAAATAAAAATTAAGACTAAAACTAAAACTAAGAAAAAAAATAAAAGTGTTTAATTTATAAATTAACAAAGTTAATTTGTAATAAATTATAAATAATAGTATATAATGGTATTAAAAATTGGACATAGAGGTCTAAAAGGATATGGTAATGAAAATAAATTACAAGCTATACAATTAGCTATTAACAATCAAATGGATGCTGTAGAAATTGACATTAGAAAAACTAATGATGACTCTATTGTTTTATTTCATGATTACTCTATATATTTTGATAATAAATCTCATATTATTCATGATACTAATTATAAAGTAATTAAAAATAAAATACAAACATTGAATTTTGTATTATCCAATCTTAAAATAAATTCAATTAAAATATTCTTTGATATTAAAAAATGTAATTATGATGACTATTTCTTATATAAATTTCTAAATATTATTCAAAAATATATTGATAAAGGATGGAATAAAAAATTATTTTATTATCAATCATTCTATGCACCATATGTTAAAATATTATCTGATTTTAATCAAATTGTTTTAAATTATGGTATAATTTATCATGGATTACCCTTAAATCAATACAATGATTGTAAATTATTAAATTGTACATATATTTGTTTAGATTTTACAAGTATAGAAGAAAAAGATATCAAAAATATTCAAAAAAATACTAATTTGGAAATATATTTATTTACTATTAATGATAAATTATATATATCTAAATTTAGTAAGTTTAATATAAATGGAATTATTTCAGATTATTCTCATATTTTTAAAAATTGAATTTACTATTATTAATTAATATATAATAATAAAAAAAAAACAAATGCCAAACTGGTGTGGTAATAATTTAGAAATTATAGCAACTAAAAGAGAATTGTTAAAATTCTATAATGAAAATAAAAATGATGAATCTATATATGAAACTAAAAAACAACATTTAGATTTCTATAAGTCAGTACCTATTCCTGAAGATCAAGAAGAAAATTGGTATAAATGGAATAATCAATATTTAGGCACGAAATGGAATGTAGCAGATGCATCATATGAATTTAGTGAAGTTATTGATAAAAATTCAGCATTTAATACTATAAAAACTATTTATCTAAAAACATTAGAAAAATCAGAAAATAACCATGCATTACAATTAGGAAATATTGTTAAAAAATACTTTACAAGTTATAAAATTAACTATTTATTTGAAACAGCATGGTCACCGCCCATTCCGTGGGTCATAGCAACATCAAAAAAATATCCTAATTTAAAATTTACACTTGAATATGAAGAAATAGGATGTGATTTTTGTGGTATATTTTGTGTAAGAAATGGTACATGTCTTCATAATATATGTGAAAGTTTTCAAGAGAAAGATTATAGAGATAATAAAAAAAAAATTAATCTAATTATTAATGATTTTTTTCAAAAAATAAAAAATGATTATAAAAGTAATAATATCAATATAAAACACATAAATGTAAATAATGTTAATGATATGGAAAAATTTTCTAAATACTTTCAAGAATTACATAAAACTTTACAATTAAATGAATTTTATTTTTCTGATGAATTTTTATTAGAAATAATTAAAAACATAAAAAAACCATAAATTCTTATTTAAAAAATATTTCATATATAATTTATTATGAGTTTTAAAATTAATAAAGTTGAACATCCTAAATTATTTATTAACAATAAAGTAAATAAAACTAAGGTTAAAGAATGTATTAATATAGGATATAATTTATTATATGGATCTTCTAAAACACCTGAAGAAGTTATGCATCATCAAAAATTAAATAAAACTAAAGATGATATAATTGATAAAATAAATATAGAAAATCAATTAACATGTTCAAAATTAGAAAATCTAGAAACATTATTATCATCATTAAATCTAAATGATAAAGTAAATAATCTTGAAGAAATTATTAATAAATTATTTGGTATTTCTAATAATTCATCTAAAAGAGGAGAAGTTTCTGAAGAAGTTATATACGATTTCTTTAAAGAAAAATTTAAAGAATATTGTTATGATAAAAAAAGTCATATTGCACATTCAGGTGATGGTGAATTAATATCACCTTCTAATATGAAATGTCTTGTAGAAATTAAAAATTATACAAACTCTGTAACATCAAAAGAAATTGAAAAATTTGTTTATGATATGGCATACACTGGTAATAAATTTGGATTATTTATATCTTTGCAATCAAATATTGTTACTAAAAAAGGTATACAATTTGATATTTATATTAAGGAAGGTATTAAAAGATACTGTGTTTTTGTATCTAATACATTTGATGAACTATCAAGAGTAGAAAGCGCTATTTATATATTAGAAAATATTCATAAATTTCAAAATCATATCGAATCTGATAAAGACTTATTAGAAATTATATCAAATAAAATTAATTCTAATTTAGGAGAACTAAATGAAATAGTTAATGAATTATCTTCAATGAAACAAAAATATATCGATATGGAAGCAAATATTAAAAAACAATTAGATCAATATTATTATTATATTAGAGATAGTGAAATAAAAGTAAAAAATAAAGTAGATTTTATTACTAATAATACTATTTCTGATTTAGAATCTATTCAAAATTCTTCTACATGTAAAACACAATGGGATAATTTATCAGAACAATTACCTAGTAAAATTAAACCTATTTTTTATAAAATATCAGAAGTTTTTTCAAATAAAGGATTCTTACCTCATAAAACTGATAAAATTATTAATATTAATAAAAATGATCATATTGTTTATCAATTAAAATTAATGAAAGATAAAATAATTGTATATAATAATATATTTACAATTGAAGTTACAAAAAAAAATGTAGATGATAGTATCAATTACATTAATGTAGTTTTAGCATAATATTATAATAAACTAATAAAATATTTAATTAATCTATTATAATCAAATGAATTAAAAAGCATAAATTCTAAATCTTTACCTGGTAAAAAATTATTCTTATCTGTTTTTGTAAATCCATAAGCTTTATAATATTCCACTGGAGAATAAGATAAAAATAATATATTGATATGAAACATAATGTTTATAAAAAGGTGTAAATCTTTAATTTTCATTTTATCTAATTCTTTTGTTAATTCAGATTTTAAATCTTTTAAGTCTCTATCATATAATTTATAAAATTTAATAAAATTTGGATATTTTTGTAATAAAGAATTTTTTATTTTATTCCATAAATCATGATTTTTATATAATGATACTAACCAATTATATCTATAATTTGGATTAAATAATTTTTTATTAAATTTCCATTTATTTTTTTTATAAATATTACCTAATATATTTATTCTTGAAAGTTCATTTATAAATAATTGAAATTGTTCATCCCCTCTATATTTATCTGAATTATTCTTTGGATATTTTTTATGATGAACAAGTCCATAATCTAATAATGAATATTGATATTTAGATTTTATAATTTTATTTCTTATTTTTATAATACTAGTTCTTTTATCATAAGCTATATTTAATAAATGTAAATCATTATGAGTGTAACCTTTCTTTTTTAAAATAATTAAAGCATTTAATATTTGTATGATTGAACTATATTTTTCTTTTAATGATATTTTATTTTTAATTACAATATTATTATAAATATTACTCTTATATTCGTATATAATATCAATACAATATTTTGAATTATTTAAATTTTTGAATGTAGGATCATTTAAATTATTATTAAATTTTTTCATTTTACATTCACTAATATTATAATTATCCATAATCATAAAATATTTTTGATCTCTTTTAGGTAGTTTATTTATAAACTTAGAAAATTCTATCTCTCTCCATATATTCTGTTTTAAATTTACTTTAATATCCCTTTTTAAAATTTTCTGTCTTTTTAAAACATATTTTTTAGTATTTTTTTTTATTAAATATACAACACCAAAAAAACCCTCACTTAATAATTTAATTATTTTATAATTATTCATTATAATTATAAATATAAAATTATTACTTTAAAATAGAAGGATTGTATGGTTGAATTGAAAAGTTTATTTGATATTTACTAATCAAAGTTTTTAAATAATCTATTTTGTAATATTCTTCTATTAATTCTTTACCGATCCAACTATTATAAAACTTCACTTTGAATTTATTTTTTGTTTCTTCTAATATTTCCATATTTTGATATTTATTTACAAAAGATTCTTTTATATCTAATGTTCCAATAAATAAAAAACAATTATTATAATTTGATTTAATAAAATTTAATAAACTTTTTATATTCTTAACATAATGAATACTATGATTAAATATTATTAATGAATAATCTTTTTTTAGTTTTTTAAAATTATATTTTTGAGTTTTTCCCCATAAAGGACCAAATTTATTTAATTGTTCTGAATAATTAATGTTACATGAAAAATCTAACCATAATTCACTACATTTTTTCTTATTACTTATTGATTCTAAAACAAATAAATCTTTATCAATTCCCAAATAATAATCAAAATCTAAATTATTTATGTAATTTCCAAAACCACAACCAAAATCTAATATTTTTGATTTATTCGTAACTAAATTATTTAATCTATGTAAAAATTTCTCTTTTCGTTTTAATAAATGATGTTTAACATCATTATTTAAATCATAATTATTATAGTAACTTATTATATTAAGTTTTTCTAATTCCTTAAAATTAAAATCTTCTTTTATTAAATTTTGAATTTTTATAATAAGCCATAATGGATTTGATAAATCTTTATCTTCTCGTTTTTCACCTACCTCCCATTTTTTTCCTGATTTATCTAATGGATATAATCTATAAATACCATTTTCTTCATTATTGGATATTATATTTAGTCTATCTAATTCTATATTATTTGAATAATATACATCTCCTATTTTTTTAACATCAATTGACATTTTTCTAAAAGGCTTTAATTTGTATATTTTTTTAGTATTTAAATTATAAATTATAAAACCATCATTAGGAAATGGTGATTCATACTCATTTTTTAATAATTCTAATAATGAAAATATAAATGATGAATTTACACAAAAAAAATTCTTTATAATTATGTTTCCATCATATTTAGATATCATATTTTTTTTATCTAAAATATAATCTATAGTTGATGAACAGCTAAAAGTTGATATATTTAATATATTTGTACCAACTGATTTGAAAAAATTATTTAATTCAAAATTATATGGAAACAAATATTCTTTATTATTTACTTTTTCTACATTATAATTACTTTTTTTTATTGGTACACCATCTATTTTATAAGTTATTACAATGTTTTTATTTAATAATGTATATGCAGAATACATATCTAGATGTTTTATAGTCATGGTTAATATTTTAATAAATATATCTTTAATTATTAAAATTAATATTCTGTAATTGTATCTGTATAAATCTCAGGTTCTCTAATACTTTCTGTTATATTGTCTATGAAATCTTCTTTCTTTTTTTCTTTTTTAACAGGAGTTTTTTTACCTAGATTTATTTTTTTACCATTTATCAAATTACCAACAAAAGCATATTTTTTTGGAATACCAACATTTACATAATATTCACCTATTTTATAATATTTTGTTACAAAATGATAACTTACAATTCCGACAATAAATGCTTTAAAGCAAATAGGTGGCATGTTTCCTCTAAATATAATTATGTATGATAATAGCAAAACCAAACCTATATCTATTAAATTTACTAAATTTATTCTCATATTATATTATATTATGGATAAAAAAAATAATTATTATTCTAATTCTAATTTTACATTTACTGTAAAAGCATCAACACCACTTAAAGCTGCTAAAAAAATATGGAGAAAATATAAATATGATACAAATTTTAGTATATATGAAAATAAATCTAATATTAAATATACATTTGATCCTAAACAATGGTCGTTCAAAGGTAAATTCTTACAAAATTAACTAAAAGTTATAAATAGCGATAATAAATTAACTCCCATTAGTGCAAAAGAAGATATCATTGCTACAGATCCTAATAATGTTGTAATTATTTGCATAATAAAACTCATTATTGGAGAAAGTTTAACTTTTTTTTTATTAATTTGTGTAGTATTCGTAAATGTTTTCATTATATATAATATTTTATAAAAAATATTATATTATAAAAAATTGTTATCCATATATTTATGCGCGGTTTATCAAAAAAATAACAAAAATTGAAACGGTACTGAGAGTTAATTAATTAATAATCATAGATTATTTATAAATATATATATATATACATATTTATGATACATTTTAGATACAAAGTAATAAATTTAAATAAACAAATAGGAGGTAATAAAAAAGATGCAGATGATATTGAAAAAAAATTAATTAAAAATATTTTTAAAAAAGGTAATCGATTTTGGTATAATAATAATATAAAACTTTTATTAAATAGTGGAAATCCAGATAAAGCTTATAAATCAATTATTAAATATATTTACAAAAAAAAACAAAAATATATCGGTAAAGAAATGATTTTAATATCTGTACATGATTGGGGAGAGAAAACTGAAATATTACCTGCTAGAATTGAAGTTAATATAACAATATATAAAATATCTGAAGTACAAGGAAATATTGCGTTACCTGTTAGAGATAGAACACATTCACATATAAGAATATTTTTTTCACCAAATGAATTTGATAGAAAACATTTTAAGAAATTAGCTCAAGTATGTCTAAATAAGAAATTAAAAGAAGATATTTATTATACAACTAATGAATTAAAAAAATTGAATATAATATAAATAATTAATATTTTAAAAGTATAAATGTTTACAATTTTAAAATATAGAAAAACAAAAAAATCATTTAAAATACCAACTGATTTTAATAAATTAAGAAAATACTGTAAAATGAATAATTCTACCATAAAGGTATTATCAGATAGTAAAGTTGAAATTAATGAATATGTATTGAGAAATGTAATTGGAATACCTAGTACTTACATTAAAACAAATAAAAAAAATAAATATAATATAAGCACAATATTAAAACAAATAAAGAGATCACATCCACATTTTGTAGACATACAGAAATATTTGGGTATAGAAGTAAGACATACTAAAAAATTTGAAGTACCAAAAATAGCGGAAATACTAAAAAAAGCATGTATAGGTAAAATAGGTAGACATAATATGGAACTTCCAATGGAAGATGGAAAAAAATATAGACCAGATTACACAATATGGAATCCATGTGATAAAAATAAGGTATTAATTCTAATTGAATATAAAGAAGCATATCATAAGAATCCTGACCAAATAATAGAGGATGATACAAGGGAAAAGGAATTAGAAATTAGACATGGTACAAAAATTATAGAATTTTTTGAAGATGATACAGATATTGAATTTAATGATAAATGTGACATGATAAAAAAAATATTAGATGTATATAAAAAAAACTATCTAGTAGATGAAATGAAAAAGGAAATGGGAGATGAATTTTCATTATTAGAAGATTTTGGTATAAATATTGATAATATTTTAGACAGAACAAATATTTTTCATTGGTCACTAGACAAGATTAAAGAAAGATTACAAATATTTAAAAATTCATATGAAGAAAAAAAAATTATGTCATATTTTAGAAATGATGTAATCAATATATCAAATAATGATATTGAAGATGATATAAATTCAGACGAAGACGATATAAATTCAGATGACGAAGATGATATAAATTCAGATTATGATAGTGAAATGGATGATGTAGATGAAAATATAGAAAAAATAAATAAATCAACAAGATTTATTATAGGTGAAGACTTCATAGTAAAAGATGAAAAAATTTTTGTAAAAAGAGAAGTTGTTATAGAAATATCATTAAAAACAGATACAATTATTGGAAAAAAAATTTTTAATCAATTAATGAAATATGAGAAAATGCTTACAAAAATGTTTGAAATAGATATGGAAAGAAGAAAAAATTTATGGCAACCACTAAATGAAAGATCATTAAGAAGAGTTTATTTTGGAAGAATAAAAAAATATTTTGAAAACAAAATGAAAATATTAAGCATTAATTATAACAAAAAATTAGATCAATATTTAAATACAATTAAAACAAAAGATGATGAAATTGAAAAATTAAAAAAAGAGTTAAAATTTTTAAAAGAGTCGTAATCTTTTAAATCTACCATTTATTTGTCTATAATTAATATCATTTAAATGTACTTTTCTTTTATTTCTCCAAATTCTTACAAATTTTCTTAATAATCTATTTACAATAAATCTTGCAATACATGCAGGACATGGATCAGGACAAAATGAATTTCTTTTTTTTTCTATTTTTAATTCTTGTATCCATTTATATCTTTCTAATCTCATTAATTTAAATCCATACCAATTATTAAATACAGGATTATAATCTGAATTTAATATTATCATTATATACTTAAAGATATATTATATATTAATTGTAATAATAATAGTAATTATTAGGGAACTAAATTTCTCAATAATTAAGTAAATTAAAAAATTTTTATGAATTATATTTATTAGTATATAGTAATAAAAAACTTTTAATTATACTTAATTCTTAAAATTAAACATAATTTTAAGAAATACTTATTTTTAATATAAATGAATGAATTAGAAGAAATTAAGATTGAAGAAACAAATAACTGTTATTGCTGTTTTAATGAAACTAGTAATAGAAGTCCATGTAAATGTAAAGCGTACATATGTGAAAAATGTTTAATTAAATATAAAAAATTTGAATCTACATGTAAAATATGTCAAACAGATTTAGTAGTTAATGATAATACAGCTAGAGAATGTATAAAAATTTATTTAAAGGATATAACTAGTTTTCTAATATTAATATTTGGAAATATTATTCAAAATCCGGTATGTATTGCTTTATTATTTATACTATGTATGGTATTTTTAGGTCTAATAGTAATATTTATTCCTTGTCTAGTATTTAATTTAATGTTTGCAATAACTACTAATAATGAATTTACAATTACAATTAATTTTGGGATATGGATAACTGGATTAATGATGATATTTTTTATTTCTTTAATATTTTGCTGTTTTTATAATTTACTTAATTCTGCATGTTTTTTTTTGAAATTAGAATTAGGATATATTGAATAAAGAATATATAATATATTTTATATGAGTCATAATGAAATTTCCATAAATTTAGATTCATTATTAATTAATAGAATAAATAAAACAGATAATTGTTATTGTTGTAGAGAAAAAACTACATCTGTTAGTCCATGTATTTGTAAAACAGCAATGTGCGACTCGTGTTTATTAACATATGTAAAATATAATGATAAATGTACAATTTGCAACTCACAATTACAAATTTATATACCATCACCGACAAGCACTCGTGGTTCTCTTAGTCCTATGAGTATTATGACAAATACATCATTATCATATTCATTATCATTTGAAGATGATACACCAAAAGTTGATTTTATGTTTATTTTTAAAATTTTGTTAATTCTAATATGTATTTTTTACTCATTATGTTTAATACATTATGTTGGTATTACTGGCAACCACGTTTTAACTGGATCTCCATTAGTTATTAATTTTAGAAGTGATGAAATATTAATGGGTTTTGTTTATTTAGTGAGTTCATTTTTAGGATTAATAATTATAACTCTAGCATTATGTATAATATCTATATTACTACAACTTATATATGATATAATTTTTTGCAAATGCTTAACAAATTAATTTAAACATATAGTTATAATTAATAATAAATGAGTAAATTTATAGAAATAAAATCAAAAAAAAGTGAAAGTAAAGAGACAACTGTTTCAATTGTAGTTGATAAAGATGGAGTTTATGAAGAAACATATTTTTATAGAGAATTAAAAAATTATGATGAAGATTATTTTATTGATCATTTAGTTTATGATGCAACTGTTAATAATGATTATGTACTAGAAAGATCTGAAAATGGTTCTATTTTATTAGTAGATAAAAAAAATGGTAAGGATGCACTTTGGATACATCCAAAAACTAAAGAATTTGAATTATTTAAATATAAAAAATTAAAAAAATAAATTTCTATTATATATGCAAGAATGTATAATAGAAATTCCTAAAAATTCATACATTAAATATGAAATGAATGAAAAAGGAAATTTATATGTAGATAGAGTATTAACTACTCCGATGCCATTTCCATTTAATTATGGATATATACCAAAAACATTAGGAGAAGATGGAGATCCACTAGATATAGTTATTTTATCTGAACATAGTCTTATACCAGGATGCAGATTAAAAGCAAAAATTATTGGAGTTTTAGATATGGAAGATGAAAAAGGAGTTGATGAAAAAATAATAGGAATTATTAATACAGAACGGAAATATGAAAATATAAATGATATTAATCAATTAGATAAACAAACATTACATGATATTAAATATTTTTTTACACATTATAAAGATAATGAACTAAATAAATTTAGTAAAGTAAAAGAAATACATGATAAGGTTCATGCTAATAATATAATACAACGATCTATATACAATTACAAATAAATTGTTTTTGTACATTTTGATCATTTTTTAAGAATTTTATTTCAGAATCTGATAATTTTTTTAATAGATATATAAAACGAAAAACTAATGATATTATAAATATTTCAAAACAATAAAGTATTATACTTAACAATATAAAAGAAGTATTAGTATGAACTTCATATGATTCTGATAATAGCCAAGAAAAATTAATTATTCTAAATATAAAGTTTAAAACTATAAAAAATAAATATAATAATGTGATTTTTTTACTAAATCCTTTTGAACCAAAATATCCAATTAAAGATAATAATGTAGTATAAAAAAAATTTGGATAATATACGCTATATAATATTCCAAATATAACATCAATTAAACAAATTATATTTATAATTTTACTATATTTTAAAGTTTTTATCATTTGTTGATTTAAACTTACTGTTTCTATTATTGTAACATTTGTAGCAATTGGTGTAGTCGGTGTTAATGGTACATCAATAAAATCAACTGCTTTTGCTTCTGGTGTTGAATTAGTCATTTAAAAATAAAATTATTTTACTTTTAAATAAAAAAAAATTAAACTACTACCTTACTATGATCAACATAAGAAATTAGTCTCATTTTACAACAATATCTTGTAATACCTAGTTTATCAAAAATTTTTCTTCTTTCTTCTGATAATTTTTCATCTGATAAATTTTGATTATTATTATATTTATTAGCTAATTCATTCATTGCTTTTTCATATGGTATTTGTTTATCAGCTAATAACATTCTACAGGTTGGACATACAGAATATAACATTTAATTAATATAATAGGTTTATATTTAAATAAAATTTTTTCAAATTTATATATATGGCAGACATTGGAGAAGATATTGATATTGATTATTCTGATGAAAATATAAATACTACCGAACAAAGTCAAACTCAGACGCAAACTACTACTAATCCATTACAACCACAAAAATCTAAACCTAAACCTAAAAAAAAAAAGAAAGAAATGGATATGCAAAAAGCTCAAATGGAAATTCAAAATAAATATTATCAAAAAAAATTAAAACAACAAAGTCAAAGAATTAAATTATTAGAATCACAAGTCGAAAGACTTGAACCAATCGAAAATAAAAAATTATCATCCTTACTTATTAATATGCAAAAAACTGTTCGAAATTTTGTTAGCTACGTACAAAAAAATCCTAATTTTACAAAAATCTTAAATTATATTTTCAAAGGTGATAGAGCACTATATTTAGGTATGTTTGGAATTATTGTATTTAGTATATATCTTATTCTAAAACAAGCTATTTCAACAAAATAATTTAAGCTAAATTAAAATTATTACCATTCATAGAAAAATTATTACTAGGAGCAACACGACCTAAATTTGTTTGTGGTATTTGAACATTTGAATTTATATCTTTATCCATTCTATGAATACATTTATTAAAACATTCTTTAAAGTAAGGCATTAATTTAATTTGAATATCATTTAAAACCTCTCTATGATGTTTTCTTAATACAGGATTATTTTGTATTACTTGTATTAATGAATTAAAATTATTTAAAATTAGTTTTAATTTTGAATCTAATTTTTCAACATATTGATTACAGAATTGCAAGTTTTTATCATTGTTTATTTGATTTGATATATAAAAATAATGGTCAATATCTGATATTATCTTATTTACAATTTCTGTATTATACGGCTCAAATTGCTTAATTTTTTTTAGTAAATCATTTAAATCACTTGTATAAGGTATGAATTTTTCTTTTGCTTCATTTTTTATAATTCCTCGTTTTGACAATTCATACTGAACATATAATCCTACTAAACCAAATAAAATTATCCACTTTAAAGGTATTCCAAATGATTGAAAACCAAAACAAATCATTATAATAAATCCTATATTTTTTGTTATTGTAGTAAATAGTAAATTAGAAAATTTCATATATAATCTAGTTATATATTATTATAATAAAATGAGCGAAAACGATTCAGTATTATTAACAGAAGAATTATTTAATAAATTACTAGCTTATAGAATGCAATATGAAGAGTATAATCTATCTGAAACTCATATACTAAAGAAATTATTTAATAATTTAACTACTAACGAAAATATACCACCTCAAAGAGCTGTAGATATTCTTAAAAATTTTTATTTATTTAATACATTTCAAATTACACAATCTGAAATTAATGAAATTCTTGATCATGCACTTCATAATTCGCAAAATCAAAATCTATCCAATTTACCTCCATCTTTACAACTTTTATTTAATAGATATCCTATCCTTAATCAAAGAATAAGACATGCTATCAATCATAATCATCTTAATGTACCAAATGAGGTACCTCCTCAACCTCCAACTACTCCTACATCTGATTCAACTCTTAATCAAGAGGTACCCCAATTACCTACTGTACCTCCACCTACAAGACTACCATCTTCTTTTAACAGAACAAGATACACTACTTTGACACAATCACCTATTTCTACTTCTACAATACCAAGTAGACCTAGAATAGTTTTAAATACCTATCCTAATTATCAAAATAGAATTAGTAATTTATTAGACTCTATTAGTTTAAATTATACTACGCCTAATAATACTCCATATGAAAATCTATCTGAATATCCTAATATACCAGGATTACGAATTTTTAATAATCCAGTTTTTGGTACTAATAATATTTTCTCAAATGTTATTAATAATGATTTAATACATCACGGAATTAGAAATACATCACCAGCTAATATTTTTTTTTCTAATGATCCTGGTGTTATTATGGGAACCAATTATACAACACAAATTGTTGATACAGTTTCTAATATTCTTAGACAAAGACTAAATACACAAAATAACATGGAAGATGTACCAATAGTTCTAAAAGAATCTGTATTTGATCAACTACCAAAAAATAAATATAAAAATTTACCAGAAGATTTTAAAAAAGATTTTAAAGCATGTCCTATATCTATGCAAGATTATGAAGATGATACTGAATTAGTTAAACTACCATGTAACCATTATTTTTCAGTTGAGTTTGCCAAAACATGGTTACTTGAAAATAGTCATAAATGTCCTGTTTGTAGAGCTAGTGCAGGAGATAATAAACCAAAAATTTAATGTACAGACCATTCATCTTCATTTAATCTGTATAAATCATCTAAAAAAACATCAGTATCTGAATCTGGCTGACTACCTTCACTTAATGATCTAGCTCTTCTTTTTCTTACATAAATGCTATCATCTAAAAATCTATTTATTTCTATACTTTTTCCTTTGAAGCAATATGAAAATACTTGATAAATTTCTAAATGTATTTGTTCATAAAGTATTAGATATATGTATGATATTAAAAATATCCAAAAGTAAATAATGTAGAGAACCATTTGTAAAAATAATTCTTTATTATAATTATCTTCCATTTTTAATAATGTATTTATAATTCAAATCAAATGATTTTCAATTTTTATGAAAAATTGGTAGAATTCTCTGAGAGAAATCAATTGAATCATTCTGATTCTATAAAAATTGATACTTAAAATATTAATATACATATATATTATTAAATGGAATATACAAATGAATTTACAAATCTTAAAAATACAATTTTAATCAAACATTTAGAATATAAAAGAGAATTTATTAAAGATGAAAATGAATTAAATATTATTGATCTAAAATTAAAAGAATTAAAATCAAATTCTATTATAGCAAAAAAAGAAGATAAAGATGTAAAAAATAGTTTTTTAGATAAAATCGACAATGATTTTCAAAAATATGCTCTTTTTAAAACTTGGAATAGATTAACAAAAGAACAGAAAATATTACAATTAAAATTATATTTAGATAATCTTATAGATGCTGAAAATATTACTAATATTAAAGAAGTATTAGTACAATATTTAGAATGTGGTATTTTATCAAATAAATATATAGTTTATGATTCTAAAACAGCAAAAATAAGTAATATTAAATGTTTAAAATTTGACAATGATACTAATTCGTATCATATCGAAATTAAGCAAAAAATAAAAAAAGTAAAATCTGTTTAAAAGTTGAAAAAATAAATATCTATTTAAACATTCCATAATTAAATATTTAAATATGGAAATAGTAACATTTATAAAAGATTTAATTAATCAAACAAAGGAAAATTATACAATAAATAAAGAAGATATCAATGACGTTAAAAATTATATTGTTAATTTAACTAAATCTATTTATGAAAAAGATAGAAATTTTACATTATATATTTTAGATCAAATACTAGAAGATGATTTAGAAATTATTGATTCTGATGTAGTACTTCCAAGAGGAAATGAAATTATTAGTGTACCAGAAGACAGAATTGCAGATGTTAATCATTTAAAATTTATTAGAGAATTACCTCAACCTGAGCAAAGAACAACAGAATGGTTTGATCAAAGAAGAAAAATGTTAACAGCATCTACATGTGCACAAGCATTAGATGAAAATCCCTATAAAAATCAATCTTCAGAACATTTAGTTTTAGATAAGGTAGGTTTAGGTTCTAAATTTCCTGATAATATTTTTGTTCATCATGGAAAAAAATATGAACCTATTGCTACTATGATATATGAACATTTATATGATGTGCAAGTTGAAGAATTTGGATTAGTACCCGATATATCATGTGATCCTAAAGATAGATTTCTTGGTGCATCGCCTGATGGTATTTGTACTCAATACAAACTTACAGATAGAACATTTTCAAAAAAATTAAATACAATGTTGGAAATTAAATGTCCTTATTCAAGAAAAATAAAATTAAAAGGTAAAATTGATGGAGAAATATGCCCACATTATTATTGGTGCCAATGTCAACAGCAATTACATTGTTGTAAGTTAGATAAATGTGATTTTTGGCAAGTATCATTAGATGAATTTTATTCTGAAGAAGAATTACTAAATGATCCAAATGAACCTAAAATTTATGAAGAACAAGAAAAACCAATGTCATTTAATCCTAATATTGTACAAGGAGTTATAATACAATTAAAACCAATCAATGACACTACTTATATGCCGTATAACTGTACATACATTTATCCACCTCATCTTAATTTTACATTATCTCAATATAGAAGATGGGCAATGAAAGAGTTATCAGATTTATCAGCAAAAGAAGAATTTAAAACTTTTAAGTTTGATAAATTATTATACTGGAAAGCTAAAACATCACACAATGTATGTATAAAATATGATGAAAAATGGTTTAGTGAATCTCTATCTAGATTGAGAAAAGTATGGGATAAAGTATTATATTATCGAAAAAATATGAAAGAGGCAAATGAATTAAAGGATAAGTTATATCCTAAAAAAGTATTTGATGATGCATTTATTTCATCAGAAAGTAGTGAAGAAGAAATTAAGGTTAAAAAAAAGAAAAAACAGAAGGGTAAAGTTAAAGTTAAGAAAAAATTGGTAGATTAACTTTGTTAATCCATTCAATTTTATAGATATCAGAGATATCTATAAAAATTGAAATAAAATTTTTATGTAAGTATTAATTAATATAAAATTGATTATGAATGATCTACTAAACATAACACCAAGTTCTAGTCCTTTAAGCTTTTCAGAAGAGGAAAAAGAACCAAATCATATTATAAATGAAGATTACACTTATTTTGTAAAAGTTCAAAATAAGTATTACTATCAAAAATATATTAATTATACAACAAATCCATTGAAATATGCACCATCTGGTTTTATAGAAAATCAAAAAATAGCCGAAGTATTTAAAAAAAGGAATGAAGAATTATGTAGACTTCTATTAACTTGGGAAGAAAAAGGAAAATGTGATAAAAATAGTATATATAAGCATATTTTTGAAAGGATACATAATGATATAGTTAAATTAGATTAATTTAATGTTTAATTTCTACTAATTCTAAATTTATTCTTTTATTTTCAGTTATAACCGGAAATATTTTATACCAAATTCTTAAACATTTATTTGAATTTGATGTTTTAAATTTTACATTATCTACGCCTGTTAAATAATAATTTAATAATATTATACTTGTTACTAAATAATATATTCCTAGAGACATCCCAACATGCCAAATACCATGTGTAAAATAAAAATATTTTGCTAAATTTGTATTATTTTTACAAGGTACTTCAGTAGCAAACCAAATTATACCAACAATTGTACATATTAATCCACCTGATAAAAAATAGCAATATAATTTTTTATCTATTGTATTATTACCATTTTTTTTTAAAAAAATTAAAAAGAATACAATAGGAATCCATAATATTACACATAATGCACCAAATAAAATAGAAAATAAATTATCATAAGCTGGAATACTAGCTATTGTAATACATGCATAATAATATAACATTGAACAAAACATAATTAATTTTTTAATTGATAAAATATTTTTGGCTTCACTATTGTATTCCTGAGCGTGAAATATTTTATAATAAAACTTTTGAAATCGATTGTTATTTAATAACATAACTAAACAATAGTAATGGATCGATGCAGTTAAAGTAGAAGGTAATAACATAGTTAAATCATCCATATTATACCAACCTATTTGTAAAGTTGCATGATTCAATAAACTAGCTACTCCATTAAAAAATATAGAAGAAAATATTATTAAATCTTCATAATAATAAATTGATTTTGAATTAATTAAACCATATGCACCAATAAACATTATAAAAAATGCAGTGGCACAATTTATTGGTTCAAAAAATAATGGTTTATGTAATATAGTATCTGGATTATATGTTTTATTAAATTTTCCATATATTGCTATAGATTCACAATATTGTTCATTAGACCATGATGTAAATGAATAATCCATAATTAATAATTAATTAAATAATTATTAATTCTTTAATTGCATTTTAAGATCATAGTTAATGCAACAACTAGTGCCCAAACACTATCAGTTAAAGGGTTATGAGCAGTTGTAATTAATTTTTTTAATTCATCTTTATAAAATTTACTTATTTTTTTTTTAAATGTTTGCATGGTTAAAACACTATTAAATTCATTTTCTAATGCAGCAGAACCATATTTCTCCATGAAATACCCATTAAAAATTTTTATATCAAAATGATTTATACTTTTATCAATTTTTGGATATCTTCTTCTATTAGTTTCATTTATTAATTGTAAATAATTTTCCATAACTTTAATATCACCATCTTCTTTTGTAATAATAGTATTTCTTTTTCCTAAAATTATAGAAATTATTTTATATAAGGAATCTTTTGATATATTTCTTTTTTTTACCAAAATATCATTTCTATATAAATCAAAAATTTTTTTTAATGTATTCCTATATTTACCAGTATTATATATAAATAATTTATGAGAAGCTTTTAATAATTGTTCTCTTTTTTTAAATTTCAATTCCCTAGGATTAGTAAATCGTAGCATAAATTTATCATCTTTAAAAATTTTATTTTCTAAATTTTTCATTTTCTTAGATGTTTCATTACTAACAGTTGAATACTTAGAGTGAGTTATTCTCATTTTTCTGAAGTTCATTAATGAACTTAATAAATGTGGAGGAACAACATTAAAATGAAATGTTCCTTTTAAATACCAATATTTATCATCTTTATAAAACCATAATCCTGCTATTTCTTTTGGAAAAGAAACAGTTCGAATTTTTTCTTGATCTAATCTTTCATAATTTGCATGATATTTTAAATTTAATGACATATAAGAATAAAATTCAATATCTAAAGATACTATATGCTTTGTGTAAGAGGCTATTCTATTTAATGCTTTATTAATATTTTTATCTTTTATTACTTTATTTATTTTTGTAAATGCTTTATAACTATCAAATAATTCTTCCATATATTAATTATAGATTTTAAAATTAATATATTATTTTTTTTTTGTTTTCTTACTGAAATAAACAGATCTACATTGATTCATTTGATCATCAATTACTTTAGATTTTGATATTTTTGTAAATCCTTCTCCTCTTAATAATCTAATTATAAAATTCATTGAATAAACACCACATTCTGAATTTTTATATTGATGTCTAACTTTATTATATTGAACATCTAAGCCATTATTATCAAATAATTCTCCCTCTGATTTATTATTTAAATTGTATTTTTTACTCATCCAATTTCTAACTCTTTCCATAAAATTTCTAATTAGTTTTTCAGGTTTATGTCCATATGAATCAAAGAAATATAATTGTTTTTTTAATAAATCTGAATATAATCCTACCCAGTGTGATCCACTTTTATCATGTGTATCTAAATTTATTACCATTCCAAATTTTGTTTTACCATCTTTAAACATATCATCAAATTTTAAATCTTCAAATCCCATATCTATTTTCTCAAAATCTAATGGTACTGCTCCTAAAAATACAAAATCATCAAACTCTTGTTGATATTGATTCATTACATTATCAATATCGGTTGTACTTAACCATTCTGTACCTTTATCTGGACCTTCAGGTCTAAAAGTATATTTTAGTAAATTTTGATCATTTAGATCTTTTATAAATTTTAATTTTAACCAACATTGTTGGTTATCACATACGCTTTTTAATTTATTATTTAATTCCCTAAGTAAAAATTTTTTATCATTCTTAATATTAATTTTTTCTTTAAAATTTGAATTATAAGCTTTCGCTATTTTTACTAAATTATCAACAGTAAAACAACTTCCATCTCTGTAATCTTTTCCGGGAGCACATTTTTTATCTTCCATTATATTTAATTATATATTTTTTTTTTATAGTGGAATATAAGTATTTGGTATTTATTATTTTTCAACATGAACAAAATAATCCTTACATAATTCTCTATTATTATAAAGCATTAATTTTATTTCTTCTTTAATATTATTTGTTACCTGATCATTATCTTTCATTTCTAAATATTTCTTAAATTTATTAATTGCAAATGCATATTTTTCTTTATTTTCTTCATCTTGTATCCATTTACCTAATGTTTCCTTTAATTTATATTCTGAACTACTTATTAAATTATCTATTGTCTCATCCTTATTTTTTAAAATCCATTTTTTACCATCATATAAAAATAATTGTTTACTCTGAATATTACTTACATATATATTATGATTTTCTGGATGTTTAGGATCAAAATGAACCATTTTTATTAAATGAGGTATACTCATATACTGCTTAGTCATACATTCTGATATTTTTGAATCTGATATAAATTTATGATCTGATTCTTCATATGATAATTTAGTATCTAATAACTTTACTTTATTCTCCTCTGATTTACTATTTGTTATAGATGATAGTAAAAACATTCTTTCTTTTTCAAGTTGATAAACTTTTTCATTTAATTTATCTATAACATTTTTACCATTGTGAGCAATATTACAATATTTTAATTCATGCCTACTTCTTGATTGTCTAGATGCAAATTTTTTATCACAATATTTACAAATAAAATTTTTATTGCAATTTTTCTTTTTCTTTTTATCAGTTTTTGTATTATCATTATTTATTGAAAACATTTTTACTATTTTTGATATAGATATATTACTAAATGTTGGTTCACATAATTTTTTACGATTTAAATGCTTTTTAAATACAGATTTATGGTGAGTTTCAAAGCCACATCTAGGACATTTATAAAAAACCATTTAATATATTTGTATATATATCTTTAATATAAAAATATACAATTTTGTCATCATTTTGTCATCATTTTGTCATCATTTTTTTTACATTTTGTCATCATAAAATTTTTTTTTTATGTTATATTTATTTTTTACCCAACCAATAGCATTTATTCCTTGTATTAAAATAAAAAATTATACAATCCATCTAAAAAATTATACAAAAATTATACAACAAATTATACAATGATGACAAAATTATACAAAATTATACAAAAATTATACAAAATTTTTATTTTTATTTTTTATGTTATCCAACAATTTGAAAAAAAAATAATTGTTTTAAAATGATGACAAAAAAATTATACAAAAATTATACAAAAATTATACAAAAATTATACATGAAAATAAAAATCTTTTTATTAGTTTTAAATTTTCTTGTATAAAAACTTGTGATGACAAAATGTTAAAAAAATGATGACAAAAAATTATACAAATGATGACATTTAGAGGTATAATGATGACACGTTGTATAATTTTTTTTTATAGATGATTTAATATCTATTTTTTATTAAAAAACTAATATTTTAATTGAATAATTTTTTTTTTGATTAATATTGAAACTAAATAGTAATAAAAAAATATAATTTAAAGAGCATTATTGATTTTTGTATAATTTTGTATAATTTTGTATAATTTTTAAATTGAATAAGGGAACAAATATTTTTTTTTTGTCATCATTTTGATACAAAAATTATACAAGAAAATAAGGTGTTTTCTGAGACTACCTTGATTATGGCTTAAAAATTATACAAAATCTTATGATGACAAGAAAAATATATATATATATGTAAAAAATTATTTTTTTTTTCTATCTCGATGTTGAAAAACTTTTTATTTTTTTTACAATATTTGCCACAAAATTAAAATATCATTTTTATAGTTTTTTTTTGATAAAAAGCATATTTCATAAATTCTAAAAATTTTTATATTTTGTAATTTTTATTAAAATTATATTATTTTTTTTATATTATATGTATATTTTCAGTCAAAATATTATATATTTGCCTATTTTTAATCAAAAATAAAGTATTGGAGTACAAAAAACAAACGTTCAAAAAAACATCTTCTACGGAGAAAATCTGTAGAAAATCAAAAAACATTATTCATATAATGAATAAATTTTGGTTAAATTATAAAATTTTAATCAAATATTATAAAATATTTTATAATATTTAGTAAAAAAGTATAAAAATATATATTTTTATATCAATGATATTAATTTAATCTAATAAATTTTTTAAAAGTTAAATTAAGTATATATAAAAAATATTTATAAATAATCTATAATTATTAATTAATTAACTCGGTCGAGGACTTGCTCTCAGAACCGAAGGTTCTAAGGTGAGAATCGTAGATTCTAATCCTAACTCGCTGAGTGAGTAATACGAACAAGTCGTATCGACAAAGTAAATTTATAAAATTATTAGAATATTTGTATATAATATAATGAATGTACAAATTTTTTCAGATTTACATATAAGTATAAACAAACAAATTCCAAATATAACACCAACTGCTAAATATTTAATTCTTGCTGGTGATATTGGGAAAATAGGTGATAGCAATTATATAAAATTTTTAAAAAACATAAATGAAAAATGGTCTAAAATTATATATGTATTAGGGAATCATGAATTATATAGTGACAAATATACTGTAAATGAACTAATTAAAATGTATAAAAAATTAATAAAAAATTTTAAAAATATAATATTACTTGATAATGATTGTTATAATTTAGAAGATTTCTTAATTGTTGGTACAACATTATGGACAGACCCTTCAAATATTGTAAATTTTAACAGAAAACTACTTTTTAAAAAAAGTGAAAAAAAAACTGTAATAAAAAAATGGGATCTAAAAAAATTTAAAAAATTAAGAATGGAAGGTATAAAATTTTTATTCAATATAAAAACAAGTAAAAAAATAATATTAATAACTCATTTCCCAATGATAAATAAATGGACGTATAATCCAAAACATTTAAAAGATAAACATAAAAATTATTTAGAATGGATGGTAAATAATTACAATATAAAATATTTACCATTTTATAAAAATTTATCTACAATTATATCTGGACATACTCATTATTCATATGATTTTAATTATAAAAAAGTAAGATTTATTGGGAATCAATTAGGATATTTATACCATGGTAATAGTTTACATAAAAAAAATGGTAATTTTAAATTAAATAAATAAGATGTATTATATATAATGGATCTACTTGAAAATTTTTTTACAAATGATAAATGTAATGATTATTATAAATCTGTTAATAATGATGAAAATTTATGTGCTATTTGCTATACACAATTAGATGACTACAATAAAGTAACATTAGACTGTAAACATGTATATCATGAAAAATGCATAAATGATTTATTAAGCCAAAGTCATTATTTTAATTGTCCTTATTGTAAATGTTATCAAGCAAAATATAAATTAATTGATAATTGTTTATACATAACAAAAAATTTAAAATCATGTTCGAGAATATGCTTGACAGACAATAAAATATGTTCTTTTCATCATAAATATATGAAAAAAAATAATAAATGTATGGGAATATGCTTATCTGGAAAAAAATGCGAACATAAAAGAATTAATGGTAGCATTTTCTGTAAAAAACATCAACCTACAGATGAATAAAATTGTGCACCTACAGCCCACTGTTTTGTGAGCCTATCAAGTAAAGTATCATGACATAGTAGATATTTATTTATGAATAAATTTCTATAGATATCTTTAGTTAATGAAAATGTATACCTACTTATATTATGTATAGTAAACATAATATAATTATCTGTGAATTGATAATTTTTTATATTTGCAAGTAAATTATTCTTTAGGATTTTACCTAAAATCTTATTTTTTACATATCTTTGCGATGTTTTTAATCCAAAGAAAATAGATGTGAAATTGTCATTAATCATGACTTAAAATATATTAATTACTTAGTAGAAAATTTATTCAATTTTTTTCTAAAATCTCAATTTTTTCTAAAATGGTAAGAAAATCAATATTTTCGTTATTATTTATTTTTTCAGTAATAATAGAATGAGCGTTATTTATCCAAGTTTCATTTGGAGGATTTTTATTAAACACATTATTACAGGAGTGATTACAATAATTTGTAAGCAATTTTATATTTTCATTTCGATCGAATTTATTAAGTATAAGCAACATTTTATACATATATCCGATCATTTCTATTTTTTCTTTACAAGTTAAAGAAAATTCATCTTCTAATAATTCTAATACAGCGTCCATTTTTATTCTATAAATATTGATAAAATATTAAAATTAATTTTTTTCAATTTTATAGATAATCGTAGATTATTAATTAATATTCATAGAATATTTATAGAAAAATTAGATTTCAAATAATACAATTAAATGGAGCTACTATTACTGTAAGTAAGAGCTCAACATTAATAATATTTTTTGTTAGGTGATTTTGGTCTACTTTTTTTACTTTTTTTACTTTGTTTATATACTTTCTCAATAATATAATGAGGTGCTTTACAACGTGTATTTTTACAATATTCATCATGTTTGAAGAAGACTTCACAATGTTTTTTATTACCCGTCATATAATTCATGAAGAACTTAAAGTTTTTAACTTGTCTAAATTCTGGATAAGTTTTTTTTAAGAAAAACATTATAACTAACTTAATCAATGTATTTTCATATTTTTCCATATCAATATTATCATGTCTAGGTGAATAAATGTTTTCAGTAAAATCCAAGATAGTATTAATGCGAGCAGATTTATTGTTTTCATCGGCTTTAAAATACTCTTCTAAATTCATGTCTCTAAAAGCTTTTAAAGCAAATTTAATGCATACTTGTATCTTTCGAGTCTTTGTTTCTTGAGACTGAATAGTAGTATCTATTGAATTAAATTCACTTTGTAACTCTTTAGTATAAGGAAGCAGAGTGTCTCCAATTGGATATTTTTCACTGTTTTTGAGATAGAACATAAATTGATGTGTGAAAATAAGAATAATTTCAAAGATACTAAAGTCAGAAAATGGTTTACTTAAATCAAACTTTAATTTTTCTAATGTAGAAATCCAATCTTTTTGGATTGGATGAATAAGTTGTAATTCATTAGTTTCATCTTTCATAACATCGTATTTGTCATCAACTTGTGGCATATCATTGTCTTGATCATCAATAAGTGACATATCAATTAAATCAAGTAAATTCACTTCACTAGAATTCTGAGTTTTTTTTTTAGTTTTCTTTTTTGGACGAAACAAATTCAAAGTATTTTCTTTAATATCTTTAGAAGCTCTAGTAGTGTTATTAGTAAACATATTCTCAAAACCATTATTAGATTGTTTCTTTTCTAAAGATGAAAGTTTGAACTGTGATGCTATACTAGAAATAACTAAATTTGGTTTATTCCAATCTATAAAACCAGACGCATCTTTACACATAGTTTCTCTAAATAGTTCTAAAAAATTGACGATTGTATTATCAATATCAGTATCTTGATTTTCGTATTCAAATAATCTTTTAATAGAATCAATCGATATATATATTTTTTTATCGAGATCGTGATATTCATATTGAGTACCTCTTGACATTCTTCCTAAAGATTGTGCAATGTAATAAGGTTCAAGTTCATCTTGAATATAACTTCTGCATAAGTATTGATAATCAAACCCATGTATATCAGAAGTTTTGTCAACAAACAATATGTTAACATACTTACATTTTAGTAGCGGCAATGTATTTGTAACAGATGAATAATTACAGATTCCCTTTTTAACTAAAAGATAAACATCTCGATTATCATTATAATTTTTACATTTAAAATTGATTTCAATTAAACGTGTAATAATATCTCGAGTAATCTTGTAAGTAAAATTAGGAAATTTTTCTGTGAACTTTTCACAAGACTCATTATTTTCAAAATGTGAAAATATTTCTGGTATTTTAGATAATAATTTAATATCATTTTCATCCAAAAGTTCATTAATAGAATCTAGATTAGAAACTATAAGAGTACACCAATTATTATTTTCTCCTATTGATTGCTTAATCTCTGAAAAAGCTTTGCGTAATATAGATTTAATATCTGTAAAATCTATAGTAGACTCTGATTCATTGATATCGTTTTCATCATCTAATTTTCTAAACGTATCGATTACGTTCTGAAAGTCATGAAGTGTAGAACGTCGATCCCATGATGTAACTAAATTTGTATTTTTTTGTGACAAATGATAATGTTTGTTAGTAACAACCATTCGTTTTATATTAGAATTTTGTTTATTTTTATTATAAATGTCACCGTGTTCTTTAAAAAATCTAATCCATGGAAATGGTTGATTTAAATTTAAGAAAATAGGCCAATTACCTGCATAAACATTATTGGACAAATTTTCTGTAAAATTAATTAAACCATGATCAGTATAAATTTGTTGACACCATTTGACAATATGATGTGAAATAGTAGCTCCGACTAACCATACTTTATGTTTTTTTGGTTGTTGAGCTGATTTTACAACCTGATTGACATATGTGTTTTGGAAAGTTATGAAAGCCTTAAAAATACTAATTTGTTCAGAATTATTAAAAATATTTTTAGTTCCGTCAGAATTAAGAAAGTAAAATTTTTCAGATTCACAATCAAAATGGATATTAAAATTTTTAAATTCATCTGGTAAGTCTTTTATAGATATATCATCAATAACCGATATAATATATTTAGAGTTATCACCATTATCGGTTACTAACAATCCATCATTTGCATAGATGGACGTATAACAAGGTTTAAGAGAATTATCGTCACCTCCTTTAGAATTATTAATATCTTTTAATTTTCCAGTTTCCTTGCGTTTTCTTTCGGTAGTTTTGCTAGTAGCATGTTTTACTTGTTGATTAATAATATGTCCTAAAGTACCATTACCACTATCACAAGCTTTTTTACTTGTAATATCATCGGGATTTTTTTTAGAATCTCTTGTTAAGTCAAATACTCGTCCTTCAACACCACATAATGTGCTAAAATATCCATTAACAAGATGAATCATACCAGTACAATTTTTAAGACTAGGACAACCTAATTGTTGTACTAAATTAAACCCAACCTCTTTAGTAGTAATGTATCTCATAAAAATATCTTGATTACGACATTTATGTTTAACAAGTATTACTGTAGAAGTTTTTCCTGAACCTGTAGGTGCCTCATTTAATAAAAATGGATAATTATCAAAGTCCGTGGAATTATGTATCATATTTTGTTGAAACTCTCGTAATGTTAATCCATTATTGAAACCTACAAAAGGTTCACAATTATTGTAAGAATTTTGTGGATCTTTATAAGACATCAAGTAACATATTCTAATTGGTTGTGTTTGTTCCCATATTGAAAGAATCTGTTTATAACCAAATGAGTATTTCAATTCTCTAGAAGAAGCATTGAAAATTTTGATAAAATCATTGATTCTATCAAATACTGAACATAATTGTTTCGCAATTTCGGCATTTTCATCTAGCGATTTACAGTAGGCACTGATATCATCAGAAGTCAATCCAGCTAAAATATTTTTTAATGGAGTGTTCAATTCATTGAGATAAATTTTTACTTTATGAATAAGTTTAATAAACCACATTTCAATAGAAGCATCTATATTTGACATAGATATAGGATTATATTCAGAAAAAACTGAGTGACAAACATCAGTTTTTTCAATTTTAACACTACTTCCTTCAAAAAGTTTTTTAAAATCAAATCTATCTCGTTGTTTTTTATCTCGTTGTTTTTTAAATAAAAAATCACATACTTGTGGAAATATTTTTAGAACTTCTTTACAAAACTCACTCCATAGTCTCTTTAGAGCTCCTTTGTCTGCTTTTTCTTTATGTTTTTTGTAGCTATTACATATTTTATAATATTTTAGTAAATTTTCTAAATTATCTATATGTTGATGTTCAGTTCCTTCATAGTATAAAATATGTAAAAGAATAGAATATGTTAATAAAGATAAAGATTCTTTTATACTCAATTTATTATCTTTATCTTTTAATCTAAGATAATTTTCAGAATCATTTTTTTTAAATTTAAGAAAATTTAATTCTAGTCTTTTGAAAGTTTCTTTATACTGTGAATAACTAAAGCCAAGCTGAGTTTTAATAGAATATCTACCTTCAATGTTTAAAACTGAAGTAGTATACTTTGTTAATTCAGCAATGACTTCACCATCATAACTTTGAATATCGTGATGAAACTGCAAACCAACATCTCGTTTTAATGATGGGAGAGTAAAATCCCGTCTTATAATTTCATCATTATGCTTAATCTTAAAAAAATGTTGACATTCTTGTCCAACAAGATATCTTCTTATAAAACGTGGTAAAGAAGATCTTTTTTCTCGGCCTCGTCTGTTTATAAATGATTCTAGTTTTTTAGACAAATGCACTAATATTTCAGTGAAATTTTTTGTAGAAAACCTCACTTTTGCTAAAATTGGTTTAAGTGCAATTTTCATACGTTGTTCCAGTTCAAGAGAACTTAATGATTTCCATATTGCTTCAAATTCTTTCGAAAAAATATGAATATCATCAAACCTTTCATTGTGATTAATATAAGGAATAATAAAGTTAACCAAATCATTTTCGTCACAAGCTATAATCCCAGATAATGGTTTAGTAACACTATCAGGATAAGTATGATTACGGGTTTGGCTCATAGTTTTGTTTTCAAATAAATTCGTATTCGGATTCATGTATATATTGTAAGCATTTCCTTATAGTAAATATTTTTCAATTTTAATATTAATACTGAAAAATACTATATATAGAAAAAGTCAAAAATCTATATATAAAAATGAATATAAATAGAGAGCAAATGCTACAATCTTATAAATATTCTATTTTTTTGTTTCTTTATTAGGCGGAAGTTTTACGTTCTTTTTTTTCTTCTCATTTTTGGCACTTTTTATATTATTTACTAAAGTGCGACTAGCTTTCGTATCACCTTTTGCAAGAATATTTCTACCACTTTTCTGAACACGAGCTAATTTTATTTGCTTTTTCTTATCTTTTCTATATTCTCTTTGAGCAGCTTGTAACTTTCTTTTTCGCTCCCACTCTAACCATTGTTCTTCAGTGTACTGCTCGCGTTTTTGCTTTTTTGTATATTTTCCGGTTTTACCGGATGATTTAGGTTTCGGCATCCTTCTAAATTTTTATTAATTTTTATAAACTTTATAATAAATAAATTTCAATTTTTTAAAAATTCTTAGAAAACTGCTCTTTAGATATAATAGGTATATTTAATTTTTTTGCTTCAACTACTTTTTTAGAACTATCATTTTCATCAATAGCAATTAAAAAATCAGTTTTACTTGTAACTGTATTAGTAACAGTAGAACCTATTGATTCCAAAAGAGTAGTCCAATCTTTATTTCTAAAGCCGGTAAATACAATTTTAGAATTAATAAATTTTTCTAAATTTTTAGGAACTTTAATTTTTTTATTTTGCTGTACTGATTTAATAGTTAATGGAGGTTGTACAGATTTAAGGAATTTTTGAAATTTAGGTAAACCTTCAGCGACTTGTGTAGCGCTAATCGTACTAAATCCATCAACTTCTTCAACAAGATCAATAATTTGTTTTTTATTAGATTTCCATTTCATGATATCAGGATATTCACTAACGAGAGCTTTCAATTTTCGTTTACCTAACCCACCATGAAATGAATCACTAGATGCCATCAATATAGGTAATTCAACAGATTTTATTCCATTTTGAATATTATTATATAATTTTTTAGCTAATTTTTCTTTAATACCATCAATTTCAAGAAAATTATCAGCAGTAGAATTAATAATTTTAGGTATAGTATCTAAACCATTATCAATAAATTTAGTAATCATTCCTTTACCTAAATTAGCAATATTCAAAGTTTCAAAAAAGTGTACAAGATGTTTGACATGTGATTGTTTAGAGTATTGATTTTGATTTAATTCTAGATCAACGTTGGTACTATTCCAATGCATATTTTTAATATTATCAGGCATATCTGGTTTTTTACTTGATTTAATAACTTTAAGTACAAATGGAATAATATCACCTGATAATGTAATATCAATAACAGTTCCTTTACCGATTTTTTTATCTTTGACATATTTAGCATTATGTGCTGTTGCTTTTTTTACTACTGAACCATTAATAGTAACAGGCTCAAGTAATAATAATGGTTTAACTTTACCATGTCTAGATACATTCCATTGTACTTCTTTTACAGTAGTTCTAAATATAGTAGATTGATTTTGATTTTTAAAAGCGAATGCATATTTAGGGTTTTTATCAGTATTCCGAACATGTACTCCACTAGCATAAACAACTGTACCATCAATTTCATATAAAGATAATTTTCTTTGTTCTTCAAGATATTTATTAAGATTATCATCTGTAATATTTTTAAATTTTTTATGATTGGGGACAGTAAATCCAGATTTTTGTAATGCTTTATATTGTGTAAATATATCTCCCCATGGTTGAACAAATTCATAAGCAACAAAATCAACAATTTTAAGTAATTTTTTGTCTGGTTTTTTTCTTGTTGCTAAAGAGTTGACTAATGCTCTAGGATTAGCATATTTATCATTATATTTTAGGAAATTTTTTTTACTAGTTATTAGTTCACCTCTGACAATAATACCTTTAGGTAAATTTTTAGGTATTTTTGAAATAAATGGAATAATATGACTTAAATCAGTACCTTGTTTACCATCTCCTCTAGAATAAAGGTGTATGTCTCCAGAATCTGTTTTAATTAATAATGCAGATGAGCCATCCATTTTATTTGTTGCTAGTTTATCACCAGGATATTTAATTTCAAACTTATTAACATCACCTGTACCAGGTTTACGTTTAGACATACTTCCCATATGAACAGGTAATTTAACTTTTTTTAGGCTGGAAACAACTAACATAGAGTGACCAGATCCTTCATCTAATTTTTTAGTAAATTGTGTATTTGGGAATCTTGACTGATATGAATCAAGCAAGAGATCATATAATTCATCAGTCATAACAGGTGTTTTAGCATTATCGTAATAATTTTTAATTGCATATTTAAGCAATTTTTCAAGATCTTTTTGTCCTGCTGTAGATATGAATTCAGCGTTGTTTTTAAGAAAAGTATTTAGCAATTTTTGCGTCATTGTATAATTAAGTATATTTTAACTATAAATATTTTTTTCAAATTTTAATTAAAAATTGAAAAATGAATATATTTTTTATATATTAAAATTTAAGAATGAAATACATAATAGTAAGCAAAAATTGGAGAAGAGAAAAAAATCATTTACCTACTAATATTAGAGAAGTAAAAGAGATTAAATACATTTTAGATGATGTCAAATATAAAATTTTTATTCGTACTTCAATAGAGGAAGAATTAAAATTACCAATGAATTATTATGGGAATGGAACTGTAGATGCAGCTAATCAAGAAGTATTAAATAAATTATGCTTCTATTTATCTGTAAATACAGAAAGTAATTTTAAGTTATTAAAAGGAGAGACTGCAACAAATTTCAGTGATATATATATTTTAAAATTAAAAAATACAAAATTAAATAATATGGAGATAAAACTTTTAAGTTTTTACATCCAAGCATATAATAAAAAAAGTGATGTATCATTTTCATTTAATGATAGTTGGAAGAAATGTTATTTAAATTATGATAAGAATAAGATGTCACATCCTAAAGATACAGATATGAAATTATATTCTTATCAAGCAAATACAGTATATTGGATGGAAAGTGTTGAGAAAAATAAAATAGAATTTAGCATGAATACATCAGTAGATATATCAGATATGTTTGAAAATAATAGAGAATATTATTTTAATCCGATAAGTTCAAAATTATCAAAAAAGAAAGAACTACAAAAATTTAATTACAAGGGAGGAATTTTAGGAGATGAAATGGGTTCTGGTAAAACTATATGTTGTGCTTCAATAATAGTAAATAATAAATCTAAAGTTCAAGGTTTTAGAAGAATAGATAAAAGAATTTACACGAAGGCAACTTTAGTTATATTACCGGGGCATTTAGCAAAACAATGGGAATTTGAGTTAAAAAAATTTAATAAGAATCTAAATGTGATTTTATATTTAACAAAAGTTCACCATAAGAAATATAAAATTGAAGATATATTAAAAGCAGATGTATTAATTGTAACAACTCAATTTTTATGTAACAAGAACTGGTATTTACATAATATAAGAGAATTACATAAAGTATCAGCTGAAGATAAATGGAAATCAAAAAATAGTGATATAAAAATGAGCAATGTATTTACATCTTTAATAAAAGATACGAGTACAAGTACAGTAAATAATTCAAGTGAGAGTTCCGATGAAATAGCACAATATAATTTGAATGAAAACATTGGTGTTTTAAATAATGAAATAGAGAAACTACTAAATAGAAATTGTCCGATATTAAATATGTTTTATTTTCATAGGATCATAGCAGATGAAGCACATCAAATATTATCGACTGCTAGAACATGTTCTGTAAATGATGAAATAGTATATTTAAGGAATACATTATTAAGTTTAGAAGCAGATCATTACTGGTATGTATCTGGTACCCCATTTGTAGAAAATGAATCATTATTTACAATATTTCAGTTTTTGAGACTAAAAATAAATGATTATTTACAATTAAATAGTGAATTAGTAGCTGCAAATATAAATAGAAATAATGTATACAATAAATTCTTAGAAAAACTTTACATAAGACATACAAAAGAGATTATAAAGAATCAATTGAAAATTCCACCAGTAATTGAAGAGAATATATTTTTAGAATTTACAGAAATAGAGAAGGCATTATATTCAAAAGCATATAAAGGTTCTATTGTAGCAAGACAGATGTGTTGTCATCCATCAATAAATGATCAGGATAGACAAGCTTTTTTAGATTCAGATAACATACCAAATTTATCAGAGACAAAAGAGAAAATAATAATTTCAAGAGAGAATGAATTAAAAATTTTGGAAACAAGATTAAATAAAATAACATTAACAAATAATAATATTGTAAATCAGAGTGAATATAGTAGGAATCAATTTCTAATAAGAAAAAAAGAATTAGAAGATAAGATAAATAGTATAAAATATATATTAAAAATATTTAAGGAGATTGATGTTAAAAAGAATGATAATGAAGAAGAAGAAATATGCCCGATATTATTAGAACCAATTACTGAGGGAGTGATAACAAAATGTGGTCATAAATTTAGTAAAGAAGGTTTATTAGATGGATTGAAAATGACTGGAAAAAAGCAATGTCCATTATGTAGAATACCATTAGGTCCAGGAGATATTTATGAAATGACAGCAAAAGTAGATAAGAAAGAAAGTGGAAAGAAAATAGATGAATATACTTATAAATATGGGACAAAGATGGGAAAATTAATAAGAATGGTATTGGAAATAATGAAAGATACTAAGAATAGAATAATAATATTTTCTCAATGGGATAGTTTATTAAAATTAATAAGTAATACATTAAATGAGATAAATATATCAAATGTTAGATGCAAAGGAAATACTTACCAGAGGAATGCAGCTATAATGAAATTTAAGAAGGGATTAAATTCAAAAAAAAAAAATAAGACAGCAATAATATTATTATCTTTAGAAAATGCAGCAGCAGGGACAAATTTAACAGAGGCGAGTCATATATTTTTAGTAGATCCTATAAAAGGGTCAAAAGAACATGTAAAAGCGACAGAAGATCAATGTATTGGTAGAGCATGTAGAATAGGTCAAAAAAACCAAGTAAAGATTTTTAGATTAATAATAAAGAATACGATAGAAGAGGAAATATTCAATGAATGTTATAAATAAAATTTATATATAGGAAAATTTGAAATAAATATATTTACTTAAAATAAGAAATATAAATGTTAAAAAAAAGACCATATGGTGAATTTGTAGAGAAAAAGAAAGAATTTAACATGAATAATTTGGTAGATGTGAAATCAAGATTAGATTCAAAGAGACAAAAATTATTGGATATGACACGAGAAATTAAAGGATTAAATATGCAAATTAAGTGCTTAGAAAGTCAATTAAATAAATTATGTGATCACAAGTGGTATAAAGTAAGAGAGGAAACAGGAGTGTATAATCGTGCTCCTTTAAAATGTATAAATTGTGGTACAATTAAAGTAAGTCCAGGTGCATAAAAAAAATCTTAATATAAATAATTTTATTTATTAAGATCAGTAACCTGTCCAATATTCATTAATTGAAGTTTGATTTTTTTTCCATTTTAAATTTGCTTCATTAGTAAGTTTAACAAATTTATGAATTCTATTTTCTTGTTTTTGAAATTCGAGATCAATTTTAGATTTAGGTACTTTATTAATATATTTTTTATGCTTAATAATTTTAGAACCTAATTTGTGAATTTTACCATATTGCTTAACTAAATGTGTGAATGTCATTAAAAATATACTAAGTAAATTTTTAAATTAAAATTTAGCTCCAAAATAATTTTCTGTATTTGCAGCTTGCAATTCAGGTAAATGTGGTACATTATTCTCAGGTTTAAATTTTTGCTTTGGAAGATTTTCGATTTTTGTTAATTTTTTATTATCATCAGCGATAGCGAATTTAGGTTTATTTAAAATATCATTTTTTTTCTTAATATTTTTAAGAGATTCTTTAAGGGAGACTGCGGATTTTTTTTGTATTTGTTTCATTTTTTGTTCTGCAGTATTAAGTTGACCTTTAGATTTAAGGCTATATCTCCATAAACAAATGACTAATATAAGTAATATTACAATTAAAAAAGTAGTATGATCTTGCAAAAATGAAAGTATGTTAAAAGAATTATTTGTTTTTCTAGTATTAAGTCTATTTTTGATGGACATTAAGTAATCTTTATTAATTAAGCTAGGTAATTTTGATCTTTTCATTATCAGTTTATATTATAAAATAGATAAAATAAATTAATTTAAGTAGTAGTTTATAATAAATATTATATATGGAAATTAGGTTTATGGTAAATGGAAGTAAAAATGTTTTTAAAAGTAAATCTGCAAAAAAGAAGTTAAGAGATTTATTAAAAAAATATAGTTTTAATGATTTGAGAGAGTATTGGAGTAAATTTAAAGATAGATGTAATAAATATTTAAATGAAAATATTTTATTTAGTACTAAATTTTACCAAGAGGAGTTATTAGAAATAACATTTGTAGAGTATAAAAGTAAAGAAGACAAAGAGAAAGAATTGAATAGGCAAAAATTAAGAAAGATAATAGCGGAGAAGAAAAAGACAAGAAAGAATCAAGGTACTTTAAAGATGTTGAAAGAGGAAGAAGTAGCATGGTTAGAAGATACAAAGGCAGATAAAGAGGAGGTAATGTTATATTTAGCAGCAAGGAAGCAAGATCCAAATAGATATGTACCAGATCCAATAATATTAAAAAAGAATCCAAGAATGTATATAAGAGAGTATGTTCAATATATGGAATATATAGAAAAGATAAATCCAGATTCAAGATTAGTATATGAATATGATGAGTATGTAATTTACATGAGGAGGTTGTTAGACATGGAAGAAGATAAGAACGAAGAAGAAATAGAAATTTAATATATAAATTAGATCAGGAAGTAGTTCCTTAAATATAAAATTATGGGTGTAGTATAACAAAATTATATATATTTTACCATGTAATATATATATATAATGTCGAATATTAAACTTAACATACTAGAAATGAACGAGCTAGAAACTTCTTCTTTAATTTTAGGAGATTGGACTATTACTTTATCAGGTGATAGTTCGTCACTATTATTTGCAAAGAACAATGCAAATCAATTTGAAATAGCAGCAAATATTGTGAGTGGTTGTACTGATAGCAATTATGTAGAATATAATGCACTAGCAAATTTAGATGATGGGTCATGTGAAACAGTGAAAGTGACTGGATGTACGAATGATTCTGCAACAAATTATAATTCAAATGCAAATACAGATGATGGATCTTGTATTTTAACTTCAGATTCATTTACTATAAAGTATAATAATTTAAATTTCGGTACTGTGAATGGAAACCCTACATTGAAGGAAAATTTTGAAACAGCTGTAAAGAACGATTTAGCAACTCAATTTTCTATCAATATAAGTGATATAACAATAGTAAGTCTAGCAGCCGGTAGCATAATTGTTAAATTTAAAGTAAATTATCTTTCAACAAGTGCTTCAATATTAACAACAATTTCAAATATTATAGCTAACAATAATATTCAAACAACAAATGTAAATACATTTGGAACAAATAATCCTGCAGTTTTAACAGATGTAAATCAAAATGTAACTATGACAGCAGTAGTAATACCAGGATGTACTAATAATATTGCTGTAAATTATTTAGCAACAGCAACAACAGATAACAATACTTGTATATTAACACCAACAATAATAACAAATGATCCTTTAGTAGGTTCAATAACAGTATCAGTAATTGCTGGATCTGCATTTGATTTTTCATCAACAGGTACACATAAATTAAAATACTTTCTTGATAATGATTCAACAACACTAGAAACAGTATATTCTAAAGTATTTGATGTACCAACAACAGGTTCTAATAATTCAATTGGAATCAAAGTGTTTAACAATGATAATAGTTTATATCTAAATTTGGGTAGATTAAATTTTGTTAAAAATGGTTGTACTGTACCAACAGCAAATAATTATAACCAATATGCAAACACAAATGATAATACTTGTACTGGTTGTACTGATGCAGCAGCAACAAATTATGATGCAAATGTAGTAGTATCAGATAACACATGTGTGTATGGACCAACTAGATCAACAATAGAAAATGAAATAACAATTACCGTACCTCATCAAACTGGTATGGAATTTAATAGAGGAAGAACAAGTAATCATTTACAATATTTTTTCAATAATAATGCAATAAATACTTATCAAGAATATTCTAATGTAATAAAATTTTCAAATTTAGTTCCAAGTTCTTATAAATTAAGTGTTAACTTAAGAGACAATAATAACAAATTATTATTTAATGTAATAACAGGGAAAATCATGACCTTAACAGGTAGAACAAGAACAATAGAATATGCTGAAAATGCACCAGCAACAGTAATTGATGATAGTTTTACTATTTCAGATGAAGATACAAATAAAGTAGATAGTGTATCTATATTAGTTTCAGATAATTTCTTAAGTGGTGATTCCTTATTATTTACCACAAATGGTACAATTTCAGGTACTTATTCATCAACAGCTAAAGAATTAAAATTACGTGGAAGAGATACAATTGAAAATTACAATACTGTATTAAGATCAGTGAAATATGTTTCACCAAATGAGAATATTACTAAAAATGATACACAAAAAACAAGATCATTTAAATTTACTGTATTTAATTCTAATGATGCAGGTACAGTTACAAATAAAAGGAGTAAAACACAAATATTCAATATTGTAGCAGGACCAGATAATCCATTAATACAAGCAGGTAAAACTATAAATACAACATATACAGAGCATGGTGTAGGGACATTTGTAGATGATAGTTTAGTAATAACAGATACTGATGATGAATTTTTAGATAGAGCAGTAGTAAGGGTATCATCAAATTATTTAGCATCAGATAGTTTATTTTTTGGAAGTGCATTACCAAATGGTATCAGTAAATTATATACATATGGAGAAGATTCATTAGTATTAGAAGGTAAAGCTGTAGTTGCAGATTATGTAACTGCATTAAGAACATTAAAATTTAAAAATTTAAGTAATAATCCAACTGATGATAATTCAAAAAATACAAGAGTTGTACAAATATCATGTCGTGATAACGGATCAGATAACATAGGAAAATCAATATCTAATATTTATTCTAGAACAATTGATATTTCACCTTTAATTGATAGTCCAGTTCTATCTGCAGGTAAAATGGTAAATGCTATATATGAAGAAAATGGAAGTCAGATTTTTATTGATGATTCCTTAACATTAACTGATGTAGATGATTTAAATATCGATAGAGCAGTTGCAAGAATTACAAGTAATTTCTTAACTACCGATAAATTAGATGTATTAACAGTTCCAACAGGTGTTACAAAATCATATAATTTTGGATCAAATGGAGATTCTATTGTATTATCAGGTGTAGCAGCAATTGGTGATTATCAAACTGCATTAAGAAGTTTAACATATAGAAGTTTATCAGAAAATCCAACAGATAATAATACAAAAAATACAAGAACAATACAAATATTTGCTAGAGATAATGGTTCAGATAATTTAGGAAAGACTACATCTAATATATTAACAAGAATTATAGATATAGTAGCACATGTAGATAATCCATTACTAACAAAAGGTAAGGTTGTTAAAACTATTTATATAGAACAAGCACCAGGATCATTTATTGATGATTCAATTACAATAACTGATGTGGATGATGAATTTTTAGACAAGGCAGTTGTAAGAATAGGTCAGTCAAATTATTTGAATACTGATAGTTTATTTTTTAGTTCTGCAATTCCAAATGGTATTACAAGTACATATGATTTTGGTACTGGAAATGGAAATCAAGATGGTGATTCTATTGTTTTATCAGGAACTGATACATTAGCTAATTATCAAACTGCATTAAGATTATTAAAATTTAAAAATACAGGTACAGATCCAACTGCACAGAGTACAAAAAATCAAAGATTTGTTACTATACAAGTAAGAGATGCAGGATCTGATGGAAAGGGTAAAACATGGTCAAATATAATTACACAGACTGTAAAAATTATTTCATTATCAGATCCTCCAGTATTAACTGGTGGAAAAACAGTTAATAGTATATACTTTGAAGGTGAGTCTGGAACATTAGTAGATGATTCATTAACTATTACAGATTTAGATGATGAATTTTTAGATAAAGCTGAAGTTATAATTTCAGAAAATTATTTAAGTGGTGACAATTTATCATTAACTTTATCAAATGGTGTAATTAGTTCATTACAAGATTCTGTATTAACATTAGCTGGATATGCAACATTAGAACAATATAGAGATATGTTAAGAACATTAAAATTTAACAATACAACAACAACACCAACTGATACAGATAATCAATCAAATAATAAAAGACATAGAATAATTACAATTAAAGTAAGAGATAGTAATGCAGATGGATTAGGAGCAAATTTTTCAAATGTTCTATCAAGAAGAATAGATATTACTGCTGATTTAGATCATACAGCTAATAATATTTCACAAAGAACAAATACTGAATTAGAATTATATAGAAATGTAACAGCAAATACAAATGCACTACAATCTGAAGCTAATAATATTGGTGCATTCAATAAGGCAGTAGCATACAGTATATCTGATACAGCTAAAAATATACATGATGGAAATGCAATTGGTAGAAATGAAGCTATAAATATAGTAGCAACAACTGATGCAACCGTTCAAGAAGGTAAAACTATTTTTGATGCTACAAATTCAGGTAATACTACATTTAATGTAAATGATACTTCTGCAAATATAGCAGCAGGTATTACTGCAGATAGTACATCTTTACTAGGTTCAGGCACAATCACTGCAAACACAAATGCTTTAGTAGCTAACGCAAATGTATTTGCTGGTTTTTCTAAAAGCGTAGAGTTCAATATTGTAGATAGTGCTGCAAATATTGCAGCAGCAAATTTAGTTGGACTTAATAAGGCAGTTAACATTGAATCAACTGATTCATGTACTTTTGCTCAAGCAAAAGTATTAGAAGATGCAACTAATTCTGGTACTAAGACATATAATATTTCAGATACAGCTGTGAATATTGCTACTGGAGTTAATACAGATTCAGTAACATTGAATAAAGCTCAAACTGTTTCAGCAAGTACATATGCTACAAAAACAGAAGCAAATACAATAGCTACATTAACAAGAACAATTAATTATAGTATTAAAGATACTGGAGCAAATATTTCTTCAACAAATAGTGTTGGATTAAATAAATCAATAAATATTATTTCTTCAGATGCTTGTACTTATGCTGAAGCTAAAGTATTACATGATGCAACAAATACAGGTTATAATTTATATGACATTGAGGATAATGCAGCAAATTTAGCAGCTGGTACAATAACTGATGTAAATGTAATTTCAGGTGCACAAACTGTTACTGTTGTTGGTACAACAAATGTATCACAAGCAAGTAATATTGCAAATATATCAAAATCTGTAACTTACAGTATTTCTGATACTGGATTTAATTTAAAATCTTTGTCAAGCACAAATGCAAATGCATTAAATGAAGCTGTAAATATTACTGCAACAGATTCGTGTACTTTTTCACAAGCAAAAGCTATTGAAGATGCAACTAATTCAGGTAATATATCTTATAGTATATCAGATACTGCATCAAATATAAGTGCTGGTATTGGTAGTGATGAAGCTGTATTAACTAGTAATGGTGTAAATACTGTAGCTGCAAATACATATGCTACAGCAGCAGAAGCTAATGTTCTCGCTGGGTGTAGTAAAGCAATAATTTTTAGTATTAAAGATACTGCTGAAAATATAGCAGGTGCAAATGAATTAGCTAGAAGCGAAGCTGTAAATATCATATCAACTACAGTAGCTACTGTAGCACAAGCTGAAAAAATAGTTGAAAATACAACTGGATATAATACATTCAATATTGAAGATACTGATTCAAATATAGCAGCAGCAGGTAATACATTATTAGCAAAAGCTGGTACTGTTACAGTAACAGGAACATCAAGTGTAGCTAATGCAACGACAATATCTGGATTTAGTAAAGCTGTATCATATAATATTTCAGATACAGCAAACAACGCATTAGCAACAACAACAGCAGCATATAATGAAGCAATTGATATTTTAATTTCTGGTGATATTACTTTTGCTAAAGCTAAAGCATTAGAAGATGCAACAAATAGTGGTAATATAACTTACACAATAAATGATAATTCAGAAAATATAGCAGCAGGTGTAACAAGTGATGTAGCAGTTTTAAATGCAGCAACTACTATAACAGTTAGTGGAACAGCAACATTTGCACAAGCAGCTACAATTGCAGGAATAGCTAAATCAATAACATACAGTATATCTGATGAACAAACAAATATACCAGGCTCTACAACAGCAGCATTAAACGAAGCTGTAAATATAACAATAACCGATAATGTAACATTTGCACAAGCAAAAATAATAGATGATGCAAGTAATTCCGGAAGTAATACTTACAATATTTCTGATACAGCAGCAGCATTAGCAGCAGGTATAGTAACATCAGTAACAGCAATAAATGGTGCAGGAACAGTAACATCAGCTATAGCAACAGCAGCACAAGGTGCAACTCTAGCATCAATTTCACAATCTGTAGTATATAGTATTTCTGATACTGCATCAAATATAGTTGCAAACGTAGGTGGATTAAATGAATCAGTAGATATAACAGCAACAGATTCATGTACTTTTGCGCAAGCAAAGGTTATAGAAGATGCTACTAATAGCGGAAGTATAACTTATAATATATCAGATACAGCAACAAATATAGCAGCTGGTATTGGATCAGATAATGCAGTAATTAGTTCAGCAGGAACAATTGCTGCAAATACATATGCAACAGTAGCAGAGTTGGAGACTATAGGAGCAGATAATAAAGCAATTATATTTTCAGTAAAAGATACTGCATCAAATTTAGCAGAAGCAACAGCGGCAAGAATATTAAAAGCTGTTAATGCAATTGCAACAACAGATGCAACAGTAGCACAAGCTGAAGCTATAGATACTAATACAAATGCTGGAGCAGGAGGTTATAACACTTACAATATTAAAGATACTGCAGCCAATATAGCAGCAAAATCAAATACATTTTTAGCAAAAGCAGGAACAGTAACAGTAGACGGAACTGCAAATATTGCACAAGCAGAAACAATATCTGCATTAAGTAAAGCTATTGTATACAGTGTAAATGATTCATCAGCAAATGCATTAGCAACAGCAGGTGCAGCATACAATGAGGCTGTAAATATTGAAATAACTGGTAATTTAACAGTAGCAAAGGCAGATATAATTAAAGAAGCAAGTAATAGTGGAGATAAAACATATGTAATAGAAGATAATGCAACAGCTATTGCAGCAGCAGTAACTGGAACAACAGGTTCAACAGCAGATTTACAAACATTAAATGGAGCAACTACAGTAACAGTGAGTGGAACAGCAACATTTGCACAAGCTGCAACCATAGCAGGAATA